GAAAATGAGGATGCTTTAGATGTTACTACCACTATTGCTGAAAAAGTGTATGAATCAGTAAAAAGAATGAGATATGCTTCTGAACAAGTTTCTGACCCTTTCTCTAAAAACTTCAAGGATAATGTTCTTGAAGCATTATTAGAATCACCCGAAACAATGGTTAAATTCGTGCATTATGCTATGAGAAATGATAATAAAGCACTTAATCCATCCATTTACAGCGTTAAAGACATGGAACCTGACACCATTACAGACGGTCTTATGGGACTTGACCTAGAGGTGGAGGATATATCCCTGTATATTATCGAACACTATGGGGATGGAAAAGACTCAAAGAAGGTAGAAAAGAAAGTAAAGGCCGCACTTAATATGTTGGAGTTACTCTTCTTTTCCAAGCATAGCGAAGAAGAATGGGAAGAGTTAGAAGATATTGATATGGAAGTAGAAACACCCAAAAAGATGATACAGAAGTCTGAAACACAGAAGGGTAAAACTGATTTCATAACACCTAACAAACCTATGTATAGAATATTTGATATTGATGATATTAATGAATTGAAAGGTTTTAGTGGAGAATGGGTTGTTCAAGAAAAGTATGATGGTATGAGAATACAACTTCATAAAATAGATAATAACATTAAACTATATTCTTACAATGAAAAGGACATCACGGATAAATGTAAAAACATAGTGGATGCTCTAAAGAAGAAGCATTTCGGTGATTGTATATTAGATGGTGAATTGATATTGTTTGATGGTGAAGATGCACTTCATAGAGCAGATACAATCGCTCATGTGTTTAAGGGTAAATATCCCGATGCTAAACTAAAAGCGCATATGTTTGACATTATGCGACACAATGAGAAGTCTGTTGCTGATGAACCATTAAGTGATAGAATGAATATTATGTTTAATAATTATTCAGTACATTCTAGTGAATACCTAAACTTTCCTTCAAAGAAAGATACTCGTATGGCCGATTCAATTAAGGACATAGAAAACTATTCAAAAGAAATTATGGATATGCCGACTTCAGAAGGTGTAGTAATTAAGGATGCTACTTCTACTTATTATATAGGAACACGAAAGAATCCTAAATGGATTAAGTGGAAAAAGTTTGTTGATTTAGATGTTATTGTATTAGATAAGAAGAGAACAAAAAGTAATCTTTACTCCTATACTCTTGGTATTGACATTGGCCCAACTGAAGAAGAGGCTAAACATATCAAAGAATTAGACGGTAAAAAGTACATGAATGTCGGAAAGGCACTTAATACTAAAATTGCCGTTGATGTCGGAGATATTATTAGAGTTAAAGTAGATGAAGTAAAGAAGAAAGGAGAAGTATATTCCCTTTATTCAGCCAAAGTAATAGAAGTACCGGAGGTTGAAATGCCGGATAAATTAGTTACATTAGAGATGTTATCAAAAGATACAAAGAAATCTCTTAACTATGATGTAAAAGCATTAGAGAAAGGAGTATCTATTACTGATTATATTCACGGTGAAGCGTCTGTTATCATCAAAGGTGACATGGATGGCTTTACTATTTATGGTTTTGATGAACATAACTTAATGGCTAAAAATGCACTTGCTAATTTAGACCTATGGAAAAATCAAGCAGAAGAAATAATGAAAACTAAACAGTCAAGACTAACTGTTGCTACATTTCAATTCTTAAAGAACAAAGGGCCAAAGACACCAAAAGAAGTACATTTATTCCTAAAGAAGAATCATGCAGATATTTACGAAGATATATTAGAAAGTAAATTAGCAAGAGTACAGAAATGGATGAACATGAGAGATGGAATCACTTATGATAAAAAGGAAAAGAAATTAATGGCTGACCCTGACAAGATTATGATGGATGCTGATATTAAAAAATATAAAACTCCTAAAGAATACCAAGAAGGTAATTTCAAACTATATTTGAGAGATGATGAAAACCTAAACTTAGTAATTAAGTTAGAGGATGAAACTATTAATTGGCTTATTGATTTAGAAAAGGATGATGATATATTCAGATTGTTTGGAAAGGCGAATAAATACCCTGCTCAAGTAGCACAGAACATATCTAAGAAGAAGGTTATTGATTCTGGTAAAATTAGATTAGGTGTTCAGAAAACAGGCTACCATGAATACTTCTTAGAAGGTAATAAGTTTGAAACTAAGATGCACTTCAGGGTGATTGATACTGATGATAAGACTATGTGGTTAGCATGGACGGGCTATAAACAGAAACCTGCTGATAAAGAAGGCGATTCTGGTTTATGGAATATCTATGAAGATAGGTACTCAAAACTACCATTGCCTAAGAAATAGCCGATTTTATTATATAGTTAAAGAAGTACAAGGAAGGTTGAAAGACATGAGCATAAGTGTCATGGCAACAAGGAATGATGATTTTCATATTCTAAAAAGCCAAGACGATTTGATGATAGGGGGATATGCAAGTATTGAAGTCGTGGATAAACAAAACGATTTAATTACACTAAAAGCATTACAAACCGCCGTTAAGAAATTCATGGAAGATAAAAAGTTCAGAAATGTAATGACAAATCATTCAAATGTTCAAGTCGGAGAAGTTGTTGACTCTTATAGAGATAAAAGTGGAAAACTATGGAAATCAGAAGTAGATGATGTAGGGTTCTTTGTAGTAATTAAATTAAGAGATGACATAGAAAAAGCCAAAGAGGTTGGAAGAGGTATTCGCAAAGGCACATTAAGGTCTTTTAGCATAGGTGGACAAGCATTACAAAAAGTAAAGAAAAGCCACGGTGAATTAGGGGAGTATAACGAGATAAGCAAATTAGAACTCCATGAAGTAACAATATGTGAAAAAGGCATTAATCCCGAAGCGAAGTTTGATATTCTGAAACAAGATATTGGAGATGAAAAAATGAGTGATAAACTTGAAAAAGCACTTGACGAACTTGATGTTCTTTTGAAAGAAGTTGAGATGTTAAGAGATGGCGAGGAAGTTGAATCGGCTGAATACGCCGATGATGGTTCTGATATGGAACAAGCAGATGAAATGATGGAAAGAGCCGACCCTGATGATGAAGAACCGGAAGATATGCCGGTAAAGGGCGATTATGAAACGGAAAGCGTTGCTGATAAAGCATACCTTCGTACTCTTGATGGTGCTGGAAACCAAATTGGTGAACCAGCAGATAGAATCGTTATTAACAACGGAAAGCCAACTGCTTCCGATATGCCGGTAGTAAAGGCATTTGGAAACAATGAATTTGATACACTAAACCTATCAAATGCAAACATTGAGAAGGCTTACGAAGCATTCCGTCAAGAACAACTTGAAGCACTTGCATACGATAACCTACGAAAGTCCTTTGAAACTCGTTTTGAGTCAGAAGTGTCAAACCGTGAGAATATCCTTGCAAAGTCGCAATATGATGCACAGGCTGAAATTGCTTCCATGAAGGAAGAGTTTAGCGAACTAAGAAAATCTCTTACTGCTGAAAAGGAAACTATTCTAAAGGCACAAGAAGATTCAGTAATTAAGATGCCAAGCATTGATGATATTGCATCAATGGATTGGTCTGATATTCACAAAATGGTGAACAATATTTAAGGTGATTAAGATGGTAGGATATATTAACACAATTGCAGATTTAGAAGCACAAACATACGGAATGAATCTACCTGCTGGTAATGCTTTACTAAAGCAAGCAGGTATGGTTGGTGGAATACACACAGGACATGACGGTTCTCCGTCATTTAGCGGTTCAGCCGTTTCTGATGTATCAGCACTATACAATGTCGTTTATGGACAAAAGGTTTGGTCTATGCTAAACCGTGAAGTCAACGCATTGTCTATGATTTCAAAGCGACCTTATACTTCAAGTGGATGGAGAGTATTAAAGAGCAGACCTGCGGGTGGCTCTGGTAATCTCTTTACAGTTGATAAAGCAGATACTTCCCTTACATTGGGAGAATTAGGTTCAGATACACCAAGAGCAGATTCTATTGGTGGTGTTCCTGAAAATGCTGGTCTTTCAACTGCACAAGATGGATTGGGGCCAATTGCACCAACTTATGCTCAATTGAACATGAGTCCTAAAGTAGTTGCTCATCAATTTGATTTCAGTGAGTTGGCTATGGAAATGGCACAGATTGACGATGGAATTGGCGATATTAGAGCGCAAATGCGTGAAGATATGGGTAAGCACCATGCAGAAGTACAAAACAAGATGCTTGTTATGCCACTACAATTTTATGGTGAAGCAACACTATTGCCTAACATTGGTAACAATTACACATCATTGCTGAAGGTTATTACTTCAAAGGCTGAATTAGACCTATTGGATGCACAATCTTCTCTAATGACAGATGGTGCTACTGCAACAAATGTAAGTCACATTTACGGTACAAACCGTGATAGTGCTTCATTCCTTGATGCTGAAGTAGATGCTGGTTCTACTTATGCGGCAACAGGAGTTAGGTCACTTACTCTTACTTTGCTAAATAACATGGTTCGCAATCTAAGACTTGCTGGTGGTTCACCAAAGGTTATTCTAACCGGATATGATACCATTCAAGCACTTGCAGACCTATTGCAAAGCCAAGAGAGATTTATGGATAGAAAGGAAATTGTTCCAACAGTGAACGGTGTTCGTGGAACAAAGGGTCAAGAAGTCGGATTTAGAGTAGCAACATACTACGACATTCCGCTAATTCCTGTAAAGGACATGACACAAACCGGACTTGCTTCAACAAAACTATCAGACCTATTGTTCCTTGATACAGACCATCTATGGCTATCAGTTATGAAGCCAACTCAATACTTTGAAGATGGTATTTCTAATGGAAACCCATTCGGTGTAGGAACACTCGGAAACCGTGCATTGTACCGTACTATCGGTGAAGTCGGTTGTTCGTTCTTCAAGGGTCAAGGAAAGATTACTAACATACAGTGAGGAAATAAGGAGAGGATAATATGGCATTTGCAACAGTTATACACTTAGAAATGAATTTGGAAGGAAACAGAAAGATAGTTTGTGGACAAACTACTTCTGATAGCACAGACGGAAATATTGAAACAGGGCTTTCAAAGGTTGATTCTTTAGTATTTACCCATAAGGGTTCTGCTGAAGAAGCGGCGGCAGCAGTAATTAATGCTGATTTGCCACTTGCAAGCGGTAATGTAGCAATACATTGTGTTAGCGGAGATGTAGTTTATTTCATGGCAATCGGACAGTGAGGCGATTTAGTTGACAGTAACTATTTTAGCCGACCATAAAGGCGTTGCTCGACCAAGAGTACACGGTGACGAATATGTGGTTGATGCAACAGTTGATGTTGACCCGCATGTAGCGGCAGGTTTCCCAATATCAGCAAGTGATTTAGGACTTTCAAGAATCACTGCGGTACATATTACAGGAGTAGAAAAGTTTGCTACTTATCTCCCGCAAATATTGATAGGTGCTAGTGATGGCTCTTATCTTGCGGCAGATGGTAGTTCATCTACTTCTACATTCCAAATCGTAGTAACAGATTTAGATGGCTCAAACGCTTCTGCTTCTGATGCTGATAATATTGGAATGGTACGGATTAGAGCATACGGATTGATTTGAGGTGAATTAGTTGGTTAAACTTAAACTAACACCTAATTCAACAATGGGTCTTTTGAAAGTTACACCGACACAGGAAATCACAAGAGAAAAAGAAATAGAAGTTAGCGTTGTCTTTGCGATTAATCGCATTGGCGACCCTAACTATCTATTTACTTTTGAAGAATGTGACCGTTCTGAGTTGGAAAACGCTGATGAAAAGTTATTGGCGAGTGCTTCTATTGGTCTAAAAAGAGAATTAACCGCAAAGGATTTGGTTGATACTCTACTACCAAAGAAAGTAGTGCCAAAGAAAACTACACCAAAGAAAACTACGAAGAAGGCTAGTAAGTCCTCTCTATCTACTGAATAATATCGGTAGTATTAATAGAGAGGCGTAGCCTCCCTCAAGTGAAACAGGTGATACTATGGGATATTCGTGTAGGTCAAGTGGAGTATTAGGTGCAAGTAAATTGATTGTTACAGGTAGAACAAAATTAGTCAGTATTCATGCGGCTCTTTTTGTTACCGGCGGTGACGCAGTATCAATTAATGTCTATGATGGAACCGACAACACAGGTACTAAAATAGCCATGATTGCTCATTCAACTAACGGTTATTACAACTTAGAATATGACATGCACGGAGTTTTGTGCAATACAGGATTATACTTAGAAGTGGCTGAAGCAGGTTCATCCACTGTTAATGTTTCTATTGAGTTTAACTGAGGTGGTTAAGTGGCGGCATTAAACCAAGATACAAGACTAATTATGACTATACTATTCGTTGGCACCGTTAGCGGTGCTAATGTATATTTTTATGCTAACTATGGAGTTAATTTCCCATACACTACATTGGCCCATGCTACTTTGTTTGGGCTAATTACAGTTGGTGGAATTATGTGCCTAAAGGCTATCTTTGATTTATCACTTAATGATAAGATAGAGTTGAGATTGTTAGATAGAAGAATCAATGCTTATTGGGAACGCAGAGCGAGAGATGAGCAACAAAGACAAAAACTTACAGAAACTATGAAGCAATACAATACTAATGTTATTGCACCAAGCACCACAATGTATGAAACCGAAAATACAATCTCAAATGATTTTTTGGCTAAGTTACAATGAGGTGATTAAATGTTTAATGACATAATGGGTTTTACAGAAACCGACTATGTTTATAATCAAAGCAGAGCGCATTCTGCCGATATGTTTTTTATGAAAATGAGAATGTGGTTTTGGGTCACTTGTGCCTCTCTATCATTTTTCTTTTTGGGAAACATAATGGGAGTTTTTGACATAAATGTCGTTGGTTGGTTAGTAGACAACCTTTGGCATTCTTGGGAGGTTTAATCTTGTCAGTAATGACAGGATTTGCTATTCTTGTTGGAGAAGCAATGATAGGTTTTTGGAAAAAAATACATGCAATTAATTTCGGCGTTTATGGGGCGACAATGGTAGGTAAAACAACATTAAGCCACCAATTAAGAACAAGGGGAGAAGTACAACAAATCAATGAAAGGACTGTTGGGTTACATAGACCAACAAGAAAAACAATTAAGATAGATGGAGATATGCACACTATAAGAAGTTCTGATATAGGGGGAGAAGCGATATATTGGAAAGAATGGGCTAAAGACATGAGAATAAGAAAACCAAAATATATTATTTTTATGATAGACCATAGACATTTAGATAGTGGAGTTAATTTAGACCATCAAGTAGCGTGGAAGTTTTTAGTTGATGTTATTATTAATGATAGATGGCCCAACGGTAAAAAGAAAAAAGAAAAAGATTATCCTTTAGCAGTAGGAATATGGGCTAATAAATATGACATATGGGGAGAGAAACATAAATCAGAAAAATCAATTGAGAAGCATGAGATTTTTGAACCTTTCAAATACGGTATGAGGCAATTAAATGATAAAGGAATACCAACATTCAAATATATAGTATCAGCAAAATCAGACCCCGAAATGGTGTATAAAGGAATCACTACAATGATAAAAGATTATTGAGGAATAAATATGGCATATCAACAACCTAATTTAATTGGAACTAATGTTTCAGTATCGCCTAATTCAAGCAACCCAACTCAAATGCAACCATTTTCTTTGAATAAGTTTTTACCTAAACTACAACAATTTAGAGCAGGTGGAAATATAACAGAATATAGATATGATGCTATTAAACCTAAAAAGCAACTAAAAGAAATAAAAAAGATTCTATTACCGGAAAAGAAAAGTTTTCTGAAAGTAAAGTATGGTAATAAGTTTAATTTTAAGGATATTTGTGTTGTTTGCGGTACGCACCATGTTTGGGAATCGGGAGATTTTCTAAGACCCCCTATTCCTTTAGATAAAGTAACAAAGGGTAGACCGATGAGAGGAACATATTGTCCTAAACACGCAGGTATTCATAAACAAATGGAAATGCTTCAACAGCAGATTCTTGCTGATGAACACGGAATAGATTTCAAAGCCTTCATTCCTAAAATGAAAACCCCTCAAATTATGAAAAGAGGGCCATTAACTACATTGAGTAAAGAAGATGTTGTTAGTTTAACTTCAACCGGATGGGTTATAAAGCCGCCCACCATGACAGATAATGAAACGACTATGGCGGAAATAGTACGCTTAGTCACGGAGATAGGATTATCTACTGAAAGGCTTAATCATTTATTAGGTAAAGGAGAGGAATAATATGGCGTTTGGTACAAGCAATAAAGCAGTTATGGGTGCGGTTCAACAACAAGGAGAACAGCAATTTAAGAATGTAAGTAATTTACTTTCACTACAAGAAAATCATGTTGAAGAGTTTTTCCAATATCACGGAGAACAGTTTTTTGCCGCTATGGAAAAACTCTTAGAAGATGTAGTAGAAAGGTCAGTTAGTCAAATGTTGACTAAATTAATTTTTGTTCAAGACTCTACCTCCGGCACTATGAAACTACAATCCGGTGCTTTAGCAGAGTTTGAAAAGATTACACAAGAAAACATTGATTTGGATTTAACAAGACTATTAGATTCAGCAATCAATACTGAAATAATTAATCAGAGAAAGATGGCTAAACAACAATATCTTGAATCGCAAGGATTTACTTCTCCGCAAGCAAATCAGCAAGTCGGAGTAGGTTTAGCAGTAGCGGGAGTAACAGGCAATATGCAACAATACCAACAAATGCAAGGTGCAGTTGGTAATGGTTCGGGTTATCCTGTTCCTCCAAGTGGAACAGACGGATATGGTAGACCATATTGGATTGATGCTAACGGTCAAATGTCATATGAGCCACCACAAAGCGGTTTAGGATTAGGTTCAGCAATACAAAAAGGTGCGGCTTGGGCTAAATGGTTAATGTGAGTTGATTTATATTGAAACTGTTTTATCAGCGAACCGGCAGAAGTGCCGAATGGAATGAAGATACTGCTAAAACAGAGTTTTTATATTTTATTTTTCAAGACTACATTACCACTAAGCAAAAGAATATCTCTGAGATAGATGAGTTTATCGAAGAGATGGCTGATGTTAATGAGGAAAAAGAGTTTATGAAAGATGGCTTTAATAAGACTGAGTTTAATACCATAAACCAAGCGGCTATAACAGACATCGAAAGTAAAAAAATAAGTGAATTGAAAGTCTTAGGTAATAAGGAAGAGATTTTTCAAAACGCCCTCAAGTTTGTTGGTGATTCCACCATAAAAGATGCGGCTAATAAACTCAACCTACAAAGCAAATTAAAAATCACTTCTGATTTTGATAAAGAAGTGTATGCTAAAAAAGGCTGGACAAATGAATACGAGTCTTATTTTTCTAAAGTCTTTGGTACTATGAAAAAGACGGAAAAGAAAGAAAAGGACACTGAAACCAAAACATTTACTCTTAATGAAGATAAGGTAGAAGGAAACCTAACTAAAGAAAAAAAGTTGAAAGAGGCAGGTTTTCAGTATATTACTAAAGAATCCGTTCAAGGACAAGGTGCTACCGGAATGGGTAGTATGAAGTATTCAAGAACAAGAGCAGTTACAAGAAACTTCGGTACTATTCGTCAAGGTATTCTTGATATTGATGAATTAGCAAGAGAGTATGAAGATGGAATAGTTGCTACAAAAAGAAGAGGAGAAGGCCGTACTGATACTGAAGAAGGGGCAAGTATAGAATGGCGTTACGAAACTGCTGATTTACTTTATGTTATTCAAAGACTTCTTTTCTATTCAAATGAATTAGGTGATGTGAAATTACCTGTACTAAGTAAAAAACAAAAGACAAAAACAATTTCCCAAAGTTTCAAAGCGGTAGTAAAAACCAGAAGAAAAGATATTAAAACAGTACAAAAATTATTTGAAGATTTAGAAAAAATTGTTGAAATAGGACAAAAAGGTAAAAAATTAAATAAAACAGATTTAGTTAAAATACATACTGAATGTGCAAGAATAATAAAAGAAATGGCAGAGATTTATCCGGAAAAGTTTAGTTATCCCGATTATAAACAACCTAAAGAAGAGGGAGAAAAGACCGTAAAAGGCTTTAATGGATATATTTATGTTTTTAATGCCGCTTCAAGAAAATTAGCACAAAAATATGGTAGTAGGTATGATAAGCAATTATCTCAACTTGAAGATAATAACGCAAAAAATACAGTAATAAAAAACTTCAAAAACAGGCAATTTGAATTATACAACGGCAGTGTAAATCACTTTTTAGCATGGGCCGTTAAAGGATTAGATGCGATTACCTTAGCCTATGTTGAAGCCATACAAGAAGATGGTAGAGAAATACTCAATGCTATGGAGGAAGAATCCGGTCTTAGATTCAAACAAAACCTAAAGGCAAAAGAAGCATGGAATGAGCCGGAGAAGTGGCTAAAAACACAATTAACCGGTGTACTAAATGACTTACAACATCTATATCAAATCGAATTAGAAGTAATAAGAGTAGAAAAGAACGACAAATATCAATACAGAATAGGAAGATGGAATGTAAAACCTAAGTTTGATTTACTCCCCCCCGCTATTCAAAGATATACTTCTATGGGGCCACAAAAATTGGGTGGTGGTTCTTTTGTTTCTGATGAACAAATGGGTGCAAAGCCGAAGCAAAGAAAGTATATATCGGCTGATGAACAGGTAGACTACAAAACTCAAAAGAAAGTTTCTGTATTTGCTAAAACTATTCTTAGAAGATTAAATGAAATAAAGAGTGTGATTTGAAATGCCGGTAGCATCCTCCCCAAGTGATTACACTGCAATTAATGTTGATTATTCAACAGGTCAAGGTTTCTATACAGATAAGAATGCAGTTTCAGATATGTTGCAGATACCAGCATTCTCTTCTTCTACTTATCCAACTCAAGCACAAGTCGGTGCAATCATCAAAAACATAGAAGGCATTGTTGATGATAAAGTAAAGCGTTCTCATAGGCCAATCATATACAAGAATGAATATCATAACTTTGAGTTTATTCGCCATCCTATGCAATCCTATTATGGTGGCTATGTTGGTTTTATTCAATTAGATGTACTTAAACTGAGAAAGGTTATTTCGCTACAAGTTTGGCAAGGTAATCAATATGAAGAATTAGCATCAGCACAAGCAAGCATTTCATTAGATTCAACAGGATATAACAACCTAAGAAGTATTACTTTGCAATTACCAAATAGCGGAGATTCTTGGGTTTTATATCATCACGCAGAAGGCTCTTTAGCCGCACATAACACATTCCACAACGGCTTCGGTTCTAAGACAACTGCACAGGAAATATGTCATTTAATCAATGAAGAATACCCTGCGAGAACGGCACAATTCACAGGGGCTACAAGGGATAAAGTATTGACTTCTTCACCTAATGGATTAAACATCAGTGACTTCTTTTATGCAAGTACAGACCCCGATGATAGTAATAAGATAAACATTTCAAGTCTTTTAGCAGGTGAAGATGGTTCCGCTTGTACTCTTACAATAGCAGATAAAGCCGGACAAGATTCAAGCACTACATCATCAGCATTTACAGATATGCAAGATATGAAGCGTCTTGGTTCATTTTGGTCTATTGGTGATGAAGGTAGAATCTTCTTCCTTAGAGATTATCCTTATCATACACAAAACTCAATCATTGTAACTTATATTGCAGGTAGTGGAAGAGTACCTTCTGCTATTCATAAAGCGACTACTATGTTAGTAGCGGCTGAAATAATACGACATGACGACCAAAGTATATTAATTGCAGAAACAGGTAGTAACATAAGCACAAAGGAAAAGTATGATATATTGGTAAAAGAAGCCAATGACATATTAAAAGGCAAAGG